CTTTGATTGCCCGAAGGCGTTTGGTTGCGGATTTCTTGGTTTTGGACTTGCCTTTGACGTTGGCGATTTTGTATCCACCTTTGGTTTTCTTGATTGGCATTACATTCTCTCCATAAACAAAGCATCGACATCTTCTGGTGGCATGTCTTCTGTTTCCATATCTTCTTCAATCATGCCTTCTTCTGTCTCTTCTTCAGTAGGCTGTGACCGCAAGTATCTGTCGTATTGTTTATCGGATGCCAGTTTATTGATTTTACCAGCAAGGACCATAAGGTTTGCATCGTCTGTGATGTTCTCAAAGTCAAACGCAAACTCATCGTCTACAATACCTTGCTCTACGGCATCATCTGTTGCACCTTGAAACATGGCTAGTACACGTACAAAGTCTGTTGGAAACTCTGTAATCTCACCACCAAACTCAGGATAGTCAGGTGTCTGACCAAACTTTGGCAACAAACGATTGGTGGCTTTAACCAGGTTGTTAAGTGCCTTGGCACTAAATCGACCACGTGGTGCCATCTGTGCAAATGCTACCTCTTCTTCTTGTTCTGCTGCGCCTATTTCAGCGTCTAACATTTCTTCATTCATCTTTCTTCCCCCATGTTTCATCCAGTTTACCACTGACTGCATCATGTGCAGTAAATGCTTCCACCACGGCTTCTTCTTTTGTCTTACCACTTTTAAGAGCCTCCGTGTAGGTTTCTATGTTTTTATCTTGATTAGCCACTCTGCGTTTCTGTGTCTCGACAGCTGTATCCCAACGGTCCTTTGGCAAGTCTGCTTCACACACAAACCCTCTAGATTCCATAATCTTCTGCTCGGTGTGCCTGTTGGCAACATGCTTACCCAATGCCTTCGAGAAGTACCCATTGACACCATGTTTACCGGTGCCAGCCCAACTACTGTGACTACCAGGTGCTCTTAGTACCCGATACAAATCACCACCACATCCTTGCTCATACGTATCAGCACCACATACTTGTGGGATGTTGTCATTTTCATAGTCACTAAAAAATATAAGTTCTTCATGGACTTTGGAACATACTTGGCATTGGTAGGTATAAAGTGGCATGGTTATCTCTGTTGGTTCAGCATTTGAGCGAGTTGAGCAGATGGTAGTTCACCTTGCGCACCTATCTCGCCTGGTGTGGTCTGCATCTCTTGCGGTGCAGGACCTCCCATTCCTTGTGGTGGTGCTGGTGGTGCAGGAGGTTCTTCCATAAATGACTCTGGTAAGTCATAGATGCGTATCAGTTCCTCTTTAATCTTTTCAGCAGGTACACCCAACTGAGTAAGCACAGGTAGCAACTGGACAAGGTTGTTTCTCTTGAGTGCTTCAGACAGTGGTGTGCTTGACTGGTCAAGTGCCACAATCTTAAACTTGGCATCCAAATCCTGTACGGTGATCACCTTGGGTAACCCATCGACTTCAATCACTGCTTGGTCTTTGTCTTCAGCAAGTAAAGATACGATACGTAAGTATGCAAGCGCAATCAGTTCAATCGCATTGTCCCTCTCACGTGCCAACTTACCAATCTCCGATGCGGAGTATTGAGCAAGGGCAGTCACCTCAGTAGCCGTTGCCTTCGTCGCTTCCCCTCGACTGAACGGTGCCAAGATGCTGCCACGGTTGATGTCTTGCTCAATATAGCCAAGGTACCTATCGAAGTTCCCCGACAATGGCTCTACACCTACAGCACGGATAATGCCATCAAGTACAGGTTCGTCAACCGGTATCATGGCACCGTCAACACCTGCTGTAATCTTTGCCAAGGCTTCCTCATCCAAAGACCCTTCCTTGTACAAGTACTGTCTACTGTCTCTTCTGACACTGTTCGCCCAATACGTACGAAGTATGTTCTTCTCGTAAAACTGGTCGTACACCCTAGACACTGCCGACAATCCACACATCGGTTTCTCAGGCTTACGTGCGTAGTACAATGGACAAATAGGACTCATCGGTCTGTCATCATACGTCCTTACAGGTATCTCACTCTTCTCCAAGAGTTCACCACCATCACGGTAGTTCGGACTCCAAAAGTACAGTTTGTCATATGCCAGGTCATAGAACTCTACTATCTGCACATACAAGTAATCATCTGGCAAGTCTTCACTCACACCAGTATACTTTTCTTGTGGTGTAAAGTAATCCACCTTTGGTATCGGTGTAAACTTCTTCGACCCAAACCGCTCTCTTACCTCTGGCATCGGCAAGTAATACACATGGGCCATGAACCTCTGCTCATCCCATGCACAAGCATCCATGTCCACTATCACTTCCCAGCACGGAATCGCACGGATGGATACCTTTTCAAGCATATCCGTGCTATCCGTAGGGGATAGTTTGAGGAATGAAGCAGGATAAATAAGGGCAAGTCTCGATGCAATCTCCAGTTGCTCACGCTTGTCAAACAAAAAGCGATTGACAACAGCCTGTGCCATCTTTGCATTCCCTTCTATGATTGATGCATCCTTCGAAACAACCACAGCAGGATTGCGAGAAAACAAGCTAGCAATAAAACCTTCAACGTAACTGAAGCAGTCGGCTGTCTCCACTCGGACCATTGTATCGTCCATGTATTCAGACTGCCAAAAACGATTCTCGTATACATCTCGGTACCTCTTCATCTCAGCACGTTGATCATCCCAGAAATGGTTGTGCTCATCTAACACTGTACGTATTAACGCTACTGACTCTTTATTGGTTCTCATATTTAATCCGCAAAGTTACAAAGTCCCCACTTTTCACAAGTGGGTGGGTTTACATCAAACAATGAATACTGCTTACCACCAAGTGATGTTTTAGACCAGTCTATCATAGCACGTATACCCTTGGTCTGTTCATTTATTGGTTTGAATAGTGTCGCACCAATATCACGCTCCATTATTTCTATGATTTGAATTCGCACATACCCCACTTGACACACGTTGGTTCTTCGGCTGAAAACAACTCAAATTGCTTTCCACCTCTTGTGGTTTGTGACCACGAAAATACTTGATCAATCTCCATAACTATATTGTTTTTCGCACTGAAAAATGTATGCTTCCAGTCATCACGAGTATCTATTTTATTGATATAATTTTCTAGTTTTCTAATTATATCAATTCTATTTTTATCTAAAAGATTAATTTCCTTTTTTCTAGAATTAATACAGGGATAACAACCAACACGACTAGAGCCATTTAGATATAGACGATTGGGGATTAGGTTAAATCTATGATGTATATCAATAACATCTTGCTCAGTCCAGTCGATCAAAGGTCTATGTACCCAGCAATCAAAATAATCGTTATATTCCCATTCAGTCATTTTTGATCTTCTTGGTGATTCTTCTTTTCTGATGCCAACTAAATTGATAAAATTATCATCAATCGTATCAAATAATTTTTTTATTGGTTTTATTTTCAGATCGGTAGTACACCATTTCTGAAACCGATTTGGAAAAAAATGATATTTAACCATTCTCCGTATCATCGGTGACTCAAATCCTAATTCATTTTCAATTTCTAAAATGAAATCTTTATGCTCTTCAGGTATTGGTATTTCTGCCCTAACTATTTCAATCTTTCCAATTGTTTTCTCTAATTCTTCAATATATTGATAGGTCGCTACATTCTCCCAACCAGTGTCTGAAAATACACGTCGAAAATCTGATGTACTATACCCTTGCTCAAGAAGGTTTAAGCACATCGCTGTACTGTCTTTACCACCACTCACGCTAACAACTATTTTACAACCTTCATACGTTGTCATTGCTTTTCTCCGTAACAACACCACTACTATACACCACTACACTACCATCTGCATTCATGACTTCAAGTTCATTGTACAGACTCTTGTATTGCTTTACCAGTCGCTTTGGCAAGTGCAACGTAAATGACTTGTCGCCTATCTTATACGTCAACATTACCATATCCACTTTTACAACACCATGACAGTCACATGGGTCACAACCACATATACCACATATCGCCAATGGCTTACCATCTTGTTTCATGTAAACAACCTCATTTGATGTTCTTCAATGCGTTTTTTTGCAATCTCAAAGTACTGTTGGTCTAGTTCCATACCAATAAACTGACGATTGGTGTTTAGACAAGCGATACCTGTTGTCCCTGATCCCATAAAACAATCAAGAACGACTATATCACTAGGAAAAGCACTTAATATATTTTCAACAACTTTTATATCCATTACTGCAATATGCTTTGTATTTTTTCTTTTATGAGTAGGCACAATTCTCCAAACATCACTCAAATTATTTTGGTTGTATAGTTTTATTTTAGGTGATTTAGTAAGCCAATAAACTCGTTCACTAAAAGGAAAAAACCTAATTTTATCGCAATTAGCACTTTTACCCATATCCCAAACAATCTCTTGTTTAAGTATGAATTGGGATTTTAACAACCATTCCAAAGGGTGTATCGCCTTACCTTTGTTTATTCTGACTTTATGATTGTAGAAAAGACTGCCTGTATTTTTTAGTACTCTAAAACATTCTTTGAGTACCGACAATTGCCATTGTTGGTACTCACTCTCTTTCATATCATTACCACTATAAGTTCCATAGTGTGTATTGTTACTTCTCATTTTTCCTATATTGTACGGTGGGCTTGTAATAATTAAATCAATTGAATTGTCTGCAAGGTCTTTCATCAATTCAAGACAATCACCATTAAACAACCGAATCACTAATACCTCCTATGCAAATGTGGACTCACTCCACTGGTCCTCAATGACCGGTCCGCCTTCTGACTTATAATCCACTCCGGCAAAAATGCACTCTGCTTTATCTTTACACTGTTTAAACACCAATACGCCAATGCCATCGCCATCGCACTATCACAATGGCTCTCTACATCCTCTCCAAACCGAAGTATACCTTTCTCGTCTACTGTGATACTACGCAGTTCCGTCATCGTTACATTGTCTATCAACCGTATCGCACCCTGCTGTATACCCTTTTTCAAGTTCTCAAACAGTAGTGGCTTACTCCTACTCGTCGTCAAAAAGTCCTTCCCCGTATGCGCATCCTTCCAA